GGTAGAAGGATCAGAGTTATTAAATCCTAGACTATCTCCATTAGTAGTTCAATATGTAGATTCACTTAAACAAGAGAGATTAGCTAAACATGAAGTTACGTACGATAAACATTTAGCTGAACTAGACAGAATTAAGACAGCGGCTTTGAAGAAAGGGAGTTTCTCTTCTGCTGTAAACGCTGAAGTATCTCGAGGCAAGGCAGCAGGACTATACATAGACAGAAAAATAATAAAACATGGAAAAATAGAAGATATGTCAGAGGAAGAAATAGAATTAAAGATGAAAAAGATTTTAGAAGACTACGCTCCGATGTTAAATATGAAGACTGTTGATGCATTAGAAGAAGAAGTTAATGAAGTTTCGTCATCTTCAGAACACACGAAGTCGGAAACACCGATCGTTCAGAAAAAGTAATAGTACCATCATCATCAATATCATAACCCGCAAAAATTTTTACAGTGTGTTTATCCTTACTAAAAAGATAACCTTCACTTACTGGAGTTGCTAATTTCATGTTATTAAATTCTTTTTCAGATCCCCAACCGCCTTCAGTGACGATGTCACACCAATCTATTTTATATCTTGAATAGGGGAATGTAACCTCTTGTTTAATCAATTTAGGTTTAGAATAGGTGTTTAAATTTCTAGATTTGTTTTTTCTTTTAGGCATGAAACCTCTATATATCAAAAATATAGGCACGAACAGGGAAAATAAAAATTGCCTCAATTGTGTTTAAAATAAGGCAGCTTTGGTGCTGCGACACCTAAAGAGCATATTTTTATTTTTTTTATTTATTTGCGCTAAAAAATCCTGGGAGGTGTCGCAAGAAGTAAATAATGTTGACCTATCTCCTAGAAGTGTTGGTAACCGCTGTCCATTTGACCAAAAACATGCGACACCTGGGGTGTCGCAGTGGTATCGCAGGTGTCGCAGTTGTTCATTTAACGCCATTTTTTTCAAGGTAGCTATCGCAGTTTTTTCTCTATATGGGCTTTACCTGCGACATAAGTATACAGACATGCGACACAATGACACAGAAAAACAGAAATCTCGCGACACCCTGCGATAGCAAAACCCGCATAAAACGCATTTATGCGATACCTTGCGACACCTTGGGTGTCGCAGTAATCTGCCTTATTTTGCTTTAATCTTGCCACAATTGGAACACAATTCAGTCTCACAGTCTATTTGTTTTCAAATAGCTATTTAAACTCTTAATCATTTGAACAGCCATTCCTCTAATATGATTACCCGGCACTTTTTTTAAGATTTTATCTCTCTCAATTTGTATCATTAATTTATCAAATTTATTCTGATATTTAATTAATGAAAGAGAGGGAGTAATACAGTTATTCCATATTCTTTTTTTCTTATTCATTATTTTTCTCCTGTAGGCTATATGAAGGCCGATAAATGTTATTTCTTTCATGTCTTATATATAGGATACTTTGGGATGTTTGTCAACCTTTCTCGTGTTCCATCCACCAGGAATAATTGATCTTGTCGTACACCTATGAGAATGATGAGAATAATAATAATTGGTCCGTGTTCCATGATCCATGCTTCTGTAATATTGGGTAATGATAGGTGCTGTTGCAACGGTGATGAAAAGGGGTAAGAAGCTCATCACAACAGCTTAAGAGCCTATCGTCTCTCTTGAGGGTGCTCCGCCCCGTTCTCTAACTCATTAATTTTGTATATTTGATCAGGAAATCGTTCTATTACAATTGCTTTATATCGTGTCAAAACTTCTGGTATGAAAATAAATTTTAGTTCTTCAATAGAACTAGTACCTTTTTTTAAATTCCATAATTGAGAAGTAAATATTGTATTTTGTTCGGTGTACTCTATAGGATTAAAAATACGGTCCGCTGATACATTGGAATAAACTCCACCGTGATAGTTGTTTATATCTCTTAGCTCATTGGGCTTACTCATAGTAAAAGGTATATGGGTCATCGGACATCTATCTCCGTATCGTGCCACTTGTTTATCAAAAGCTTCTAAAAGTTTATCGCATCGACCACGACGATCATCTTTAAATTCAAACTCTCCATGCAGAGTTTTACCTTGTTTTAGCCTATCCTTTACCTTTCTAGTCATCGAGCCATGAATCTTCAGCATAAAACCTTTTTTAGAATTATAATATTTTATACTATACTCCCTAAGATGAGGAACTAACTTTGCTTTTACCCATTTATCATCAACTTGATACTCCATATACTTACTGCTAATGTTTTTCTTTATGCCCTGTTCATTTATATACCAAGACTGTGGTGAGACAACACCCGTTATTGGGTGTGTATATCTTATTGGATGTTTTCCGCTTCCAGCTTTCATGATTTATCCTTCTCAAATTCTTTTAATAATTCATTAGTATCTACTTTAACTTTCTCTTTCTCACTAAATTTTAATTCATTATACATGTCCAATCTTTTTAGAAACTCATGTTTCCATTTCCTGAATTGTAATCCTTCAACTTTAAACTCTTGATAGTATAAATCTGGCGTACAAACCATAATGACACCTTGTTTAATTTTAGATCCATAAACATAATCGTGGGCCATAGCGTAGGCTGCAATTTGTAAATAATAATCTTCAATCCATTCTTCTCTTTTTGGTCGATTAGACTGCTTGAAATCGACAACAGTCTCCATACCATTATGACTGCATATAAGGTCTGTAGCACCCGCGTACAGGCCAGGATAGTGTAACATAACTTCACTACCATAATATTCATCTACGGGTGCAAGACCCATCTCTATAATTTTATCAGCCATGGGCCGTGCTTCTTGACCTATGGGTGTTAGATCAATGATATTGGTCCCAAGAACATAGTGCTCCAAGAATTTGTGCATGCATGTTCCACGTGAACTTGAATGGTTCTTGATTTGTTCTGCATTTGTTTCCCCCACTCGAGCTTTCCATTTTTTTATAAAATCTTGATTTTTTGTGGCACCGAGTACAGTCGTAACACTAGGTAATTTGTAATTACCAATCTCATACATCCTCGTCCCTGATCCGGGGTCCGTGAGCTGTTTTCCTTGTATATAGCTGTATTTGTTACTTTTTTTTATCATACTCACCTATTTCTTTTGCAATAGTTTCAAACTTTTTATCCACTTCTTTCATTCTTAAAGAAAAAATTTCAAATTGATCAAGAGTTTCATCTAATTGATCAATACATTCTTCAACTTCTTTAATATCATTTTTAAGAATCCAATATTCATTTACATAAAATTTTGAATCTCTTTTAGTATTTTTTAAGGCAAAAAAAGCACTCTCCGGTCTAGCATAAAAAAATAATATCCAGGTCCAAAGCCACTCTCTAATACTCCTACGTTTAACTTTTTTTATATAATTAATATCTTTTATAACCCTCTTACAATGTTTAAATGCTCTTAATAATTCGTAATACTCTTCTTTTTTAGGTTCTACAAAAAAACCGTCTATTGTTGTAATAAATTTTTGTATAGTTTTTCCTAATTGTATAGAGTTTATTATATTTTCATTATTTTTTATCATCACGTTCCTTTTTATTTTTTTTTGATTGTTCATAACTTTCCTTCAACTCATCTTGTTCTTTTTTAAATCTATTTTGTTCTTCTAACTTCTTAATCATTTTATGAAATTCTTTTGCGTCTTTATCCGTTATCATTTCTTTTTCTGTTATATATTTTCTTAGATACAACCACTTGAGATTTAAACTTAGGAGTCCTAACCTCCAATGCTACAGGGTTTGATCCAAAAATTCTATGCCAACTCTCATCATAAGCTTTATTAGAAGGTCTACTTCTGCCGTCGTATTTTTCTTTTTTTGTCATTTCTTTACCATAATCGTCCAAGGTGCGTTAGCGGTCCTCAAACCTTCCTTACTAGTGTCCCAGTACCGTTTACAAAGATTACCACTTCTTGCAATAAACTCATGTTGTTTTTCTGAATGGGGATCGTAAGGTCGTTTTATTTTTTTCCCATCAGACTTTGAAAAATAATTAATATAAAATTTAGTTTTTGTTTCTTTTCCTGTAGCCATAACCTTTCTTTCTGTCAGCCCATAGTTTTTTCCATGACCAACTTGTTAGTTTTGTTGATATATCATTAATCTTCTCTAAACATTTATATACAAAAAAATCTATCATTATTTTTTCTTCCCAAACCATATGTTATTTCTAAATTTATCGAGTTCAATTACATTATCATCAAGATCTTGTATATCAGGACCATAATAATCTATAACTTTTTCTATCATGTGTAATTTAACTAAGGCATAAGCCCATAATTCTCTTGCAACAAAGAAACAATCTTTATTAAAACATGTCCAACGCCATTGTTTTTTAATTTTACGTAACTCACCACACTTTAAAGTCTCATGAATCAACTTTATAACATCTCTATCTGCCATAGACAGTTCCATTTTCCAATGCCACTTTGTTTTTGTAGAACTTTTAATAATACCTTTAGCATCAAACAGTCCTGCAATATAAGGCGTATCTAATTTAAAGTTGTCGTTCATTTTTTTTCTTTCATTAATTGTTTTATTATAGTCGTGTAGGGATTCGGTTGTAAATCCTTAGTGCAACTTACCAACATCACTTGTAGAAGTATCATCATCAAGATAAAACTCAACAACTTCGGACTCATCCACATAAATTTCTCCTTCCGAATCACATATATCACATTGTAAAATTATATGCTCTCTGCTAGTTTTATCTTCGTTTAATTTTCCATTCTCTTGTATTTGGAATTGTTTGTAACCATTTCCATTACACTCAGAACAGATTGCCTTGTGCCTACGCTTTTTTAAGTTTGCCATTTAATTTTTTTACTTTCTCATTTGTAATTGATTCTATGGTTTTACTAATTGACAACGGTGCTTCAGGTAAAAGTACCTTAGAGATTGCTATCAACTTCTTATACGTACTATGTGTTAAAGATACGTTTCTATATTTACTTATATCAGTCATTTTCTTTCCTTTGTTTATATTATCTATATAGGAAAACTCCTACATAGTCAAGTATTACTGTTCTTCTGTATTGATTTCAGCAGTTTTTGTACCGGCTGCTAATATTTTCTTTAAACCATGAGCTTGTAATTCTAAATGTGCATAGTTTTTCCATGCAGTTTTTATCAAATTAAGCTCTAACAACAGATTACTCCATTGTTTTTGATTTATGTCTTTACTTGTTATGGTTACTTTTTTCATGTGTTTTTAACTTTCTAGCTATATAATCATAAATAGGACTATTTTTTTCAGTGCCTGCTTTGATTTTTTTTTGATATAACTCTATTTTCCCTTCTTCAGCGGCTAACATAAAAAGATCAGTTTTTTTTGTTAGATTTATGTCGTTTCTTGCTTCAATTAAATGTCCTGTGTAATATATTACAGATTCATGAGCAGGTGCATTTTCGATCCATTTTTCTATAGTTTCTTTTTTCATATTAGTTCTCTTTCTGGGTTAGTTTGATTATATGGGCAATCTTTAATTAAACAAGGCATTGTAAATTCCCTTGGTAAAAGATCTTCTCCCACTAAATTGATCTCGCATTTTGAACAGGCCCCTCTTGCCATTAAATCGCCAGAAGTTCCTGCTACTCTATCTAGTAGTGCCCAATCTTTTTTCTTAATTAATTTAGCTGCAAATTTTAAACCTTCAACAACTTCTTTAAAGTCATAATCTGATTTAGCTGCATTTAAAATTAATTTTTTATAAGCAAGAAAAGGTCTAGCTACCAGCCTTAACATTTTTATTTCTTTTTTTAACGTATCTTGTATTTCTTTATTTTCTTTTCTTAACTTTTCTTCGGGTGTTTCTATTTTTTTATCTTTCATATCCTTTTATATAGGATACTAAATGATGTTTGTCAACCCCTACCTTGGCCTTTATATTTTTTATTTTTATTATTGTTTTTCTCAGATTTTGAGGGGGATTTCTTATGTTTTCTAGGCCTTTTAGTAGGTTTATCTCTAGGTACAAAATGAGTAAATTTTTGTTTAGCCACTACTTCCAGTCTTTAACATAGTGTTTACCACCATCTGTTCTTGAAGGCATAATAGGTATATAACTTATTTTACCATTAACATGTTGCTCTAAATCTGCACCACATTCCATACATCTATAAAATTGAGAACTAACTCCAACTAATGTTGTGATTGTATCGCACGTTGGACATTCCCCTCGTACAACTTCTGCTTGAATTTTAAAATTCTTATTTTTTGGCATTACTTACTTCTAACAGAATCTATAAAATTGTAAACCCTTCCAAATTGTTTGTCAATAGACATCAAATCAGTTTGGATCATGGTTACTGTTAATTGAAGTTCTATTAATGTAACTAAAGTCCATGTAGCAAGTCCCATTAAAATTGTACCTAGTAATCCTATTAAAAATGTGTTAGTTTTTCTGCTCATTTTTTTCTTTTTTTATTAAAATAATTTGCAATCCATTCACAAATATCATCCATTTTTGCAAAAAAATTATACCAAAATCTATCAATCATTTAAGTCTCCCCCACTTCTGTACATGTAAATTTAGTGGCTACTTTGTTATTATTAACAAAATCTTCTTCTTGTAGCCGTAATATTTCTGTAGATATTTCTAATGCTGCAAGTGTACATTCTTTCCATGAATTATAAAGTTGTTTAACCTCTGCTGGAGGTAAACATTGATTATCAATAAAAGAACACAGAAATATTACTAAAGTAAATTTCATGGTGTATTATAATCTCCCGGTCCACCTAATAAAGCCAGTGCTACCATCATCACAATTAATAGTGCTGTAAATTTGTAATTCATCCTGGCGCTCTCCTTTATTGACATGACAAACACTCTTCCCCTTTATTTTTAGGATCACTACACTCACAAGGCTCACAAGGACAAAGACCGTAAGGATCCAAGTGGAAGTCATCCAGGCAATGGCATTCATGGCCGCATTTTTTACATTCATTTTTAATCTTTTTTTCCATTTGTTTTTTCTTCTATCTCATAAAAAAAGTTATCAGTATCTTCTGTTCTCCATTCGCCAGAATCTTCAACATTCCATGTCGAAGTCTGCACTTTCCAGTCAGGAATATTATCCTTAACTGTGAATGAAGGTAGGTCCCATATTATTCTGTTGTTTGGCTGAGCCGCATAGTTGCCTTCATCTAAAGCAATTATGTGAGCGCACTTATGTTCGTGCGGTATTTCCGAATGTTCGGTATTAAGTATATTACTCTCTGGATGTGCAAAGTCAATAGTAAATAAGTATTTACCGTGATGCCATTTCTTATCTTTACCTATATATTTACCGGAGGCAGCGCTTAGAATATCAAATATAGTAATAGCAGGATAATAACTAAAAGAATTCCAGAGCTCCAGTTCATCAAGTCGTCTATGTGGAACAGTTTCCGGTTGAAAACCACGTTGAATAAAAGCCGTAATTGGTAAGCGATAAAATATTGCACCGTTCTCCATAATAGCATGAAATAATATTGCACGGCCACTAAGGCAGGCAACAGCAAAGATAATACAGTCTTCAACTTCTCCATGATGTTTTTTACAGTCATATAAATACTCCTTTTTTATTTGAGCGTATTGTACAGGAATATTAGCATTTAGGTAAGACATATTTTATTTTTTTTAAAAGATTATACCATAAATTTTTGTAAATAGGATTTTTAGTTTTATTCCACATTATCGCTGCTTCATCTATCTCTTTTAATAACTTATTCATTTTATTGAACCCCAATTTTTACCTTTTTTGTAATTTACTTTGTTAGGCACTTTAAGAGGAACTGCATTTTCCATAGTTTCTTTTACTATATTGGCCTGTTTATCATCTTTAATTGATAGGCACAACTCATCGTGTATTTGTATTTGTGGTAAAATTCCTTGTTCATAAAGTTCTACCATAGCTTTCTTAGTCATATCTGCTGCACTTCCTTGAATTAATCTATTCAAAGCTTTGTATGTAAAAGCAGGTTTATAATATTTAGTAAAATCACTCATATAATTATCAGCTATATGGTCTTTATATTTGTCTAATAACTCGGCTTTAAAGGCTGTTTTAGCGTCTTCTTCTGATAATATAGGGACAGGTTCATATCTATTACTAGCGTTGTTCCAGGCTCTATCTTTAGTTTCCCACTTATTAAATCTACAAAATCTATCTCCTAATGTAAATAATAATTTATTATCCTCTGCAAATTCTATTAAATCTTGAGATAACTTTTTAACAAATGGAGCTTTCTCATGGTAAGTATTAAACAAAGTGTTAGCTTGAGGTTTAGTTAAATTTAATTCACTAGCTAGTTTTATTTTACCCATACCATAAAAGAGTCCAAGGTTAATTGTTTTGGCCATGGTCCGTGATATGTGAGCCATGTCTGCAACAACCTGGTGAAAGTCTACATCAAATCCACTTTTATAAGACTCTTCAATCTTCTCTAAACTTTCCCTTAAATTATTAGGCATCTCAATATCTGGATTCTTATAAGGGTATAAAGTTAAAGCATAGTGGACCACGATACGAGGTTCTTGTTGTGAGTAGTCAAATGATCCCCATACACAGCCGTCGTCCGGTACAAAAAGCTCTCTCATCTTTTTACCTATAATTCCTCTTGATGGAATCTGTTGTAGGTTAGGATTAGACATTGAGAATCTTCCAGTAACCGTTCCTCCTTGGTCCGATCTAATCTGATTGATGTCTGCATGTATTCTTCCTTCATGAACAAAGCCTAGTAGACCTTCAACAAAAGTATTCTTAGCTTTGTCACACTCTCTTGCTTTTACAATCATTCTTAAGAAACGATTCTTATGTGTTTTTAAATAATCTTTTGGAAGTTTAGGAGTTGTTGATGGAACTAATTCTGTTTTAGGTTCACCCTTCTCATCAAGAATATTTTTACCGTCCTTACCTTTTATTTTTTTCTTACGGTCTTTTGTCTTTTCATAATCTGTAATTTTTTCATGCTCAAGAAGAGCTTTGATAGAAGAAGCGGCCCATATATCTACATCAACATCAGTATGTTTTTTAATAATTTTTAATAAATTATCTCTACGTTTTTCTAAAAGTTTACCAAGTGCCTTAGCTTTTTCGACATCTATTTTAACTCCTTTAAACTTCATGTCAACCAAACAAGGAAATAATTTAGTTTCTAATTCAAATATTTTTCTACAAGTTTTGTATTCTTTACTTCCATCTGGATTAGTTTTTGTGTATAATACCGCGTCCAGATATTTTTTTTCAAATAGTTCCCACAATTTTAAAGTTAAGTTTACATCTTGCTCTGCATAATCTTTTACTAAATGATGAGGTAATTTATGCATATTAGACATGGGATCTTTTATCATTCCATTAGACCACTCTAAAACTTTTTCAGCTAAATCATATTTGTATTTAGTTTCATTTAAATAATCTTTACTTATAGAGTCTAGTGAATATCTCATTCTAGTTTCATCAATAACTGATGCTGCAATCATAGTATCTAACAATTCTCCTTGAGGCATGTCTCCAGTTGCCGATCTAATCCAACAGACATCGTACATAGCATTATGAAATACCTTACGTATGTTTTTGTTTTGAAAAATCTTTTCATTTAAATAGGTCCAAGTTTCTTTGGTATTTAAATTATCAGTCATGTGGTGAGCAATAGGGAAATACAAAGTCTGGTTCTTAGTAGCGATTGCTATACCTGTAACAAAGCCATCTTTTCTTATAGCCCCTAATCCTTTTGTCTTTAAATTAGGATCATAAGTTTCTAAGTCAATTGCAACAGTATCTATATCAGTTAAATCTAGATCTTTTAATTGTGGAACTGTACACATTATTTGTAATCCCTTTCTATTATCATTTCTAAGTAGTGAATAGCTTTCTCTATGTCTTGTAACTTACCTTTCGACTGATGTCTACAGATATATTTAATTGCGTTTCCTTCTGCAAAAAGTAATTTGTTTTTATTAATAAAGTCTGCGGGTTGAATAATCATATCTTTATAATGTGATCCTCCTACTTGTTTTTTATAAGCACTCATTTTTTTTTCCTATTGTAAAGTATTTTCCGGGCATTTTTGCTAATCTCCAATAGTCAAAAATCCCTCTGCTGTATGCAGTGTATTGTAGTCTTAGTGAAGTAAAATAAGGATCTTTATTAACGACAGTTTCGTCAACAATAACATTATCATATGTTAAACCTTTAACAGTATGAATGTTTGCATATTCAACTCTAACTTTTTTATCAAAATCAAAACCGTTATGTAAAACCCTTTTTATATATTTCATTCTTTCTTTATGTTTGTTAACTGGCGCTCTTATAAGATCAAAATCTTTATGGCCTTTACAACTAGACTTTAATAATTTTTTATCTATTAAATAATCTACAGTGTAATCTGTTTTAATCCATGTTTTAAGAGTTTCTACTGTTTTAGATCTATCTCCGACAATCAAATCCTTATTTAAATATTCACAAAAATTTTTTATCAAAGTAAGATCCATTGGAATACCTTTAATAAAATCTGGCCATAATTTGTGAGCCCTTAATTCTTTTTTAATTACAAATGGAGGCTTACTTACTGGAGCAAATTCTATACCTTGTGCTATAAGAAAATCTGTACAACGTACATCGCTTGGAGTTCCTCTATAAGTAAATAGAAATGTTTCCTCAGTATTTTTAATTTTATCTAAAAGTTTATCTAAATGTCCTGATGGTTTTAAATCTGGTAAATAATAACCTTTTCCTTTAATAACTTCGTCTTCGTTAGGACCCTTCTTATACTTTGCTGGAGTCCACACTCTATGAGATTTATAATGATCCCAAACATCCATTATAATTGATTTACAATACGTATTAATAGCTTCACCACATCTATTACCATTTTTTAATTCGTAATAAGGATTTGCAGCTAAGTTGTGAAAATATTCTGCATCTGATCCTGAATACTCAAATAAGGTTTGATCTGCGTCTCCGACTAAATAGTAATGTCCTTCTTTTACGTTTCTTGCCATTTTATCAATAGCTTTTCTTTGGGGTACATTACAATCCTGACATTCGTCTATAATTAACATATCTATATCTGGATCTTTTACGTCATCTTCCCACTGTTTAGTTTTTTCATTATACGTTTGACGTGTAAAATTATTTACCATATCTGAAAAATCACAAAGAGTTTTATCCTTTTTATATTTTTCATAAAGTGGAAGTAACTCTTTAATCAATTTTAAACTGTAAGGCTCAAAAGATTTTTGATCGCATTTAATCCAATACTTATCTAAAGTTTCTCCATGTCCGTCAGCGTCTGATAAGTATTTATAAAATCTATGTTTACGTTTTATGTCATCTTCCCTGTGAAGATTAAAACGACTATCTTTGTTTATTAATTCTTTATGATTATGTAACTTAAACACTTCTTTTTTTAATAATCTACTTTTGCAATAAGTATGAATAGTACATACTCTATATTTCATTGCTTTTTTAGTAATTCCTCGTAATTGTGGAAATGTATAATTTCCTTCTTCATTTTTTAAATTTTTTAAATCAAAAATAGCATCTCTAATTTCATTGGCAGCTATATTAGTGTGAGATAAAATTATAATTTTTTCAGGAGTATATTTTGCTAAAGCTTTCATATAGGTATCCACAATAAATTTGTGAGTTTTACCGGTACCTGGAGGACCTGCAATAAATCTAGGCTCGTTCAGAATTTACCTCCTTAACTTCTTCACTAGTTCCTTCTACCATAAGATCTTCATTTTCAATTTTATGATTATCGATTACCCAAGACACCAAAGATTTATTTTTGTATTTACCATTTTTTTTAGTGGCTTTTAATATGTCTTGAATTTTTAAAACAAGATCTACTCGTTTATGATTTATTCTTTGTTCTTGTAAGTAACTTTCAAATTCATCTAAATTAAATTCTAATTGATTATTTTGTTGATTAAAATAAGGACTCCCATAGTTAACTAATTGCTCTTTATCTGTGAAGGCTTTTTTAATTTTAATATAATTAATAAAATGTTTTTTAAATACAAAAGATTCGTCCGCTTCTTCTACGTAGTCTTTTGATTTAGTTCTGGATTCAAATTTCATTTTCATTATTTCCTCAAATTGGGCTGCTTTCATTTTAGGTAGCCAAACTTCAGCTTGAATTATAACCGCATCATAAAATTTTCCCTGGTTCATGAGCGTTGGTCCATCAACTGTAATAGTTTTAGTAAATGCTACGCCTTCTAAATTACCAGATACTCGTATTTTATATCTATCTTGACCATACTCAACAATATCTCCTATTGAATCGTCCGCTATTTGTTTAACTTCAACTAAAGCTTTATCTTGAACGCCTATCCAACTGAATATTGTTGCAACACTTTCAATCCTGCATTCAATTATTTCTGCAAGTTTAGGCATGCCGAATGGTTTTTTAGATTTTCTTGTTGTTGAACCTTTATTTTTTCTATTTTCAGATTCATCGTCATTAGATTCTACTGCAATGTCATAAATAAAATCATTGATTTCAGTATCGTCCCAATCCGTTTGTTTAATTAAAACTCCAGCAATAGCTGTACAATATTCATCTCTTTGACCTTTAGGTGCATATAAAATTGATAGAGCAGTAGCTAAAGATATTTTTCTTAAAATTTTATTTAAGTCGCCTACATATTCATTAAAGCCTGCATACTTTTCCCATCTTACATGTTCTCTATGTTTACTATGTAATGATCCTGGAACGATTGTATAACAAGTCTCAGTACTTCTTATTTCGCATAAAGTTTGTCCATGTGCCGCATGTTCAACATATCTTTCAAGGTCTTTTGGTAATGAAAATTTCTGTGCCGGTAATTTTGCTTTAAACCAATAATGGCTTGTAGGGTTATGTTCTCTACCGGATATAGTGCCACAATTTGTTAAATATTTATGTGCAAAAACTTTTGCGCGCGTGTTATCAAGATCTAAATCAACTACGTTATCTAATCTTAATCCTATTTCTTTATCTAAATGTTTGTTTTTCCATTCTTCTTTCTTTATTTTAAAATCGGCATCACTCCATTTTTTAACTGTAGGCTTGCCTCCCTCACAAGGCACCAGAGTATAGCCAAGATCGTACCAGTCCTCATACGTAAGCGGACCTTTATTTAGGTTTTTAATTTCATTCATAATTTTATGATGGGCGGATCCACTCTCGCTTCGCCGCCCAATTCCTAGAAACTTATAAAACTATTTTATCTGTTTTTGGTTGTTCTTGATTTTCAGGTTTAGCTGCAATCTCACCTGCGCTTACACGCTCTGCAAAATTTTTAGCCATATCATAGATACTTTTATCTGATACCGGACCTACCTGTGACACATCCCAACCATACCATGTTCCTTTGTCATTTGACATTTGAACAGTCTTTAGTTTGTAAATGTGGCTATATGTAGGCGGAGTAAACATACCATTTTTACCTTGTAGTTTAATTCCCATCATCATTGAGTTCCATTTTCTACTAATTTTTAATTGAGTAGCTCTCATAGAAATCAATGCTGTTGTAGGTGAATCCCCTAACATAAGCACAAAATGATTTGCTGTGTTTTCGATATAGTTACCATTAGGTAATCTATCTTTGTAAGATTTATCACGAGTTGTTTTACTCATGATATCACTTTCAGCGTTATGAATTGCAACTGGAGCGCCTGTACTGGCTCCCCTATCTTGCCATTCTACTAACTGTCTTTGATAATGAACAGGGATAATGTCAATACCTTTAGAGCCATCAAAAAATTGACCGCTAACTGTATTATAAATCATACCAGGTTCAGCACCGACTTTATACTTTGCATGTGTCTTATTAACTTCCGGTGATAGTTGTCCTAACACCTTTAGAAAAGGTAATGCAAGGTCTTCTTGCGACATATTTTCTATGCCATGATTTGCATCAGCTTCAAACATATTTGTAGCTAACGCGCCTGCTTCTTCTTTTTTTATTACTTGGTTCATGTTTATTGTTTCCTTTTTATTGTTGTTTTATTTCCAACGAATACGTTGAAAAGCTCGGTAGGCATTTCTTTGCCGTTTTCAATACGCTCCCGAACTAGCGCTTTGAGAGTCATGGGCTCAACCTTCAACTTTTGTGTTGGTTGATACCCACGCTCTGCTGCAAGGTTCGCATAATCAGCGGCCTTGTTATCCTCGTTGCGACCAAAAGATACGGATATCTCGTTTTTGATTATATCTCCTAGTCCATTGTTACGAAGCCAGTTAAACGCAGCATCTCTATTAGCAATAGTAATGTTTGCGCTGTAATTTGGTTTTACATCTACTGAAGAACCATCCATAAGTTTAAGATGAGACAAACCCATCTCAGCCATCATGGTTGGAATAACTTCTCCCGATAGATATTCAAAATCTTTCTTTTTTTGTTTTAGATTTTTTTCTAGTATTTCTACTTCTTGATCTAAAAAATTTAATTTCTCCACTTGATCTGCTAGTGACTGAATGTTTTCAGTCTTCCCTAACATTTTTGTTTGGTCTTTCTCAAAGTCTATATTACTCATCTATCTTTCCTCTTTCATATAAGTTAATTTGAATAGGATAATATTGTCTTTCTTGTTTATCCCATTTTAGTAAATTGTATTTACCGTTAGTCATGTCAGAAACTATCGAACAGGCCACACCAATAATTGCAGGATCTCCAGTTAATAATAAATGATCTTCTGTCGTAAAATCTTTTAAAGCTTTTCTAAGTTTAAAAATTAATGGACCAGGAGAAAATATTATTTGAGAAAGTTCCGGTAATAAAAAAACAAACTCACCATATTTTGATGCGCCCATAATATTTATTTTAGGTCTACCTTCTGCAGTACCAGCAATTGTTTGAATGACATAAACTTTATTTTCTTTCATGCTTGACAATATAGTTATAAATGTTATCTTGTCAAGTAGAAAGAAGAAAAATTATGAACTATAAATTTAAAACAAAACCATACAATCATCAAATGACTGCATTAGAAAAGTCATGGAATAAAGAAAGTTATGCTTATTTCTTAGAAATGGGAACTGGCAAAACAAAAGTATTAATTGATAATTTAGCTATGCTTTATGATAAAGGTAAAGTTAATGGTGCTTTAATTATCGCTCCTAAAGGAGTTGTAGGTACTTGGTATAGTAATGAATTACCAACTCATTTACCTGATCATATAGAGAATGTGACCGTATTGTGGCAAGCCAATATTACTAAAAAACAACAAGAAAGTTTAGATACTTTATTTAGTGGAGGTGAAAGTTTACATATTCTTATCATGAATGTTGAAGCTTTAAGTACCGAAAAAGGTTTTGCTTTTGCTAATAAATTTTTATCATGTCATGAAACTATGATGGCTATTGATGAGTCGACTACTATTAAAAATCCGCAGGCTAATAGAACTAAAAATATTTTATCTTTAGGTAGAGAAACTAAATATAGAAGAATTATGACAGGTTCTCCTGTAACTAAAAATCCATTAGATTTATTTAGTCAATGTTATTTTTTAGATCCGTTTCATTTAGATCATGAATCTTATTATTCATTTAGAATGAGATATGCTATTATGAAAACTGCAAACATTGCCGGCCGTCAAATACAATTAGTTAATGGTTTTAAAAATTTAGGTGAATTATCTGACAAATTAAAGCCTTTCTCTTACCGTGTATTAAAAGAAGATTGCCTAGATTTACCTGATAAAATATTTATTAAACGTCAAATAAGTCTATCTAAAGAACAACGTAAATTGTATGACCAAATGAAACAAGAAGCGTTAGCTATTTTAAATGGTAAACAAAGTACAACTGTTAATACTTTAACTCAATTAATGAGACTGCATCAAATTACTTGTGGTCATTTTACAGATGACAATGGTCAAACTCAAGCTATTGAAAATAATAGAATAAAAGAATTATTAAATGTGTTGGAAGATATGGAAGGTAAAGCAATTATTTGGGCTCACTATCAATATGATATTAAAAACATAATTAAAGAAATAGAAAAAGTTTATGGTCCGGGATCCGTGGTTGATTATTATGGGCTAACGCCTAAAGAAGATAGACAACCGAATATTAAGAAATTTCAAGACGACCCTAAGTGTCGGTTTTTTGTTGGCACACCCTCTACGGGCGGCTATGGCATTACTTTGACTGCTGCAAACACCGTTATTTACTATTCTAACGGATATGACTTGGAGAAAAGATTACAGTCCGAAGACCGTGCTCACCGAATAGGTCAGAAAAAACCGGTAACGTATGTTGATATTAATGCTGAAGATACGGTCGATGAAAAGATTGTTAAAGCTTTACGTAAAAAGATTGATATTGCTTCTGAAGTATTAGGAGAAGAATTAAAGTCATGGATTTAGTAGGATATACACACGTGGCGCGCTGGGATTTTATTTAGCACCTTTCCTTAAATTATCAATAGGCCATAAAGGCTGGAAGTTACTGTAATGAAAGCATTTTTCTTGTTCTCCAGGTTTAGTCAAATCAAAGGCAGCGCATGGTTTTATATGATCTATGTGTATTTTATCAAAAGTCATTCCTTTTGTAAATTTAGATTCTAAATATTTTTTAAATTCTTCTGTTGTACATCCTAATAATTCCATAGTTTTTTTAGATTTATCTATACCATTTAATGCGCCCCATGACCTTCTTCTCAATCTTTTTGTTAAACAAAAATTAATATCATTTTTTCTTCTAAAATTTTCTCTAATGTTTTGTTGTTTTCGAATTCTATCTTTATTTTCCAATAAATATTCTTTTATTTTTTCAGGGTTATTATCTCTATATCTTTTTTTAGTTAATAAACCTTTTTTACTTTTTTGATATTTAGAATAATATTCCTTAGATTTTTCTTTATTTTTTTGATGCCATTTTTTAGATCTAGCTATAACTAATTCTTTATTTTTAAGATACCATTTTCTAGAAAGTTCTTTTTTTATTAATTTTTTTTCTTCTAAAGTCATCCTACTAAATCTTTTTATTTGACATATCTATCTGTACTTAAACCTAAAATTGGTTTGTACTCAATCTTACCATTTTTTTTAAAAGCAATCAAATACTCCTTACGATTTAAAGATATAGTTGGATTATAAGAAATATGAACCCACCCTGAATTTGGGCCTTCTGATGGATCAAAGTACTCTAATATTAATTGGTCAAACATAAGGTTTTCTTTAACCCAATCTGATAATTCATTATTGGGTAAATCAAATATTTCTATATCTGCCGCCATCCCTTGACAGTGCTGTGATGAATCTGAAGATCCAAGGCGCCTGTTTAAAATAATATCTCTATATCCGCTAGAAACCGTAACTACTTTATTATAGTGACTCCTAATCGGCTGTAGGACCCTCTCACAAAGCAATCTTAGGTTTTCTGTATGTTGCTCCCCTGGAATGTTGTTAAGGCCCATCCTGGTCGCTGTCTGGGACTTAATCATCTCTGATAAGTGAAAATTTTTCGAAAGTTTCATGACTCTCCTATTTTATGATTAACATGTAGATCATTCCGGCCATACCGGTGATCAAAGCTCCGACAGATGTCAGTAGAATAGTTTCAATTCTACTTATTTGATTTTCTATTGATTTAATTTTGTCATGAGTTTGTTTTTGCATAATTCTACACAGTTTTTCATGTGATTCTATTTTTGTTAGTGCAATATTTTTAGCCATTAAGTCCTACTCGCAATTACCTTTTCAGTTGGCGATAATAACGCTTCTTCTGTTTGTGTCAAGTTAGTTATAGGGTCAACATTCTGTGTCATTTGTGCATTATTTACCACAGGTTGTGGTGTGTCTGGTAGCTTACTAAATCCTTCTGGTAATGCAGGTTTGTCATCTTGTTTAAACAATTCTATTCCTCTATCTATAATAGATTTCTCATTAAATAAATATCTTTCAGGGTCTATTTTAAATTCTCTATTTAATCTTTGTTTTGTTAATTTCTTTTCAATTTTTTCTAATCTTTTTATTATTCTTTTTGATAAAGGATTTTCAATGTTATATTTTTCAGACATTCTTTCATAAGCGTCTTTCATTCCATCTGTAATACCAAAAGGTTTAAATTTATTTGTTTTAATCATTTTATATAATGCTTCGTTACCTCTAGCTTTAAATATTTCTTTTATATCTTTTTCCTTCATACCTAAAACTTTAGCAGCATCATATTGTCTTCTCATGACTTCATAAGTTTCTAATCTTTGTTGATTAGCAAATATAAATTGTCTTATAATTTTGTTGTCATCTTTTACGGGATCACCAGTTAATGTTCCTGCATAAATTAATTTTCTTTCATCTCTTTCAGATTTTAAAAACTGGCCAATCATAATTTCAATAGATCTCGGTATATCTACAGGTGCTTTTCTTAATCCAATCAAACCTAGTAATTCATCCGACACTTCATACTGTGTACCTTTAATAGTTTTACCTGTAATAGCATTGTATAATCTTTCAAGTTGAACAGTAGAACCCGGTGTATATAGTTTAGTTAAGTGTCCAATTGCCTTAAATATTTTATCTCCTTCAGAATCTCGTTCATTCCATATAGCTTGGCCCCTTTTAGTTTTCCCACCTCTAGCATATAGATCCATGATACCACTAATCCAAATAGATTCTGATACAAAAGGTTCAACTAATTTACCAAGAGCTTTTGTTAAACCCATAACTATTGAAGGTATAACCGGTTCATCTTCTCTTCTATTCATTTCCGTAAAAGTAGTTTGAAAAGGTTGAGTAACTACATCGTAGAAAAATGCTCTACTAAAATCTATGTATTTATATTTTCCATCTTCGTACACTGGTAATAAAGTATTATCTTTTGAAAAGTATGGAACAAATTCTCTTAAAGCCATAAGTTTTTCTTTTGTAAAACCAGCTAACTGACTTGCTCCCCATATTGCAGCTGGACCTATAGTACCGACGGTCATTGCAAAACCAGCAGCTCTTTCAGCACCTATTAATTTAAACACAGGGTCAGCCATTTCTCTTTTAGATACCATAGATATGTTTGTTGAAGTTCTTATAATTTCTGCAGGCCATGACACGAAATTACCTAATGGTGATCTTCTAGATGCTTGTACTAATTCAGATACGTATGCATAGTTAGGCAACATTTCTCTAACGTTTTGAGTTGCCATTTTCATTATGTCTAATCTATTTGGAATATCCATTTGAGTGTATGGTTTATTTGTTGCTGGATTAATAATTTTTTTCTTAATTGCTCTTTGATAAGCTCCTGCAATTTTATGATCTTCCATTAAAAAATTCCAAGTTTTCCAGATATCATCCTCTGCAACATACATATCTTGAGCCCCTTTTATAACTGCTTTTGTTTTTCTACCTAATTTATTCCAAGCTTTCATTAGAAATCCTTGTTTAGCTACGTCTTCAAGTAAGCCTATGGCATCTCTCATGATAGCACTTTGATTTACCATACCTTCTTCAAGTAAAAATCTATATAATGCTTGGCCCCCTTCTCCTTTTAAAGCATCGGCAAACTCACTGTCACTTAAAGAAATTTGTTTACCTCCCCTTTCAATATAACGTAAAGCTCCTGGCTTATTTCTATAAAGAAGTTGAGGCTGTAATGTATTAAACGCGGTTATCATAGATCTTATGGCAACTCCCGGATGTCTAAGAGCATAACTAAAATTACCTAAAGCAACAGTAGTTACTGCACCGGATGAAAAATTTCTAGCATGTGTGAAAGGACCCCCTACTGTTTTACCAGCTTGGATCAATCCTTTAGGTAGCATCACTGCATACTGATAAACAATATTTTTAGTTATACTTCCCATACTATTTGCTGCACCGTATTTTAAACCTTCGGCAATAGTTCTAGTTGTAAACATTCCATTGATAGGAACTGTGTAAGCTTGCTCACCTAATTTTTGTGGAAGTTGTAGACCAGAAGTAGCATCTATAATGTCTTCCCCTAATCCAAATGCTTTTACAGCTGAGTTATAAGTTGGATAAACAATTCCAATCTCACCTTTTTTAATCATTTCATCAGAGCCTTCTTTAATTACATTATAAAATCTATCTCTTGCTGCAATCTCTGCAAGATCCGTTGTCACATTAGCTATGATGGATTCAGCATTTTCAAATTTACCAAACAATTTATTAAAGGCAGCTAGATCTGATTTAGTTTGTATCAATCCTCCTTTACCATCTGGTTTAAATTTACCCCCTCCTGTTATATTTTCACCAATGTTTTTAACTATTAATGCTTTGTTTTTTGCTATGTCTGATGCTTCATATTTAAATATAGGAGTCGTGGTATTTTTATCTAACCTAACATTCTTAATAATATCTTTTACAATTAATTCAGCATCTTCTGCACTTAATCTTTTACCATTAGCTTTTGCACTTCTCATAAAAATATCTGCTACTTCTTTTAAAACATCATTAGACGTTGCGTTTTCTACAAAAGGTTTAACGCCTCCTTGTTCAAATATTTTATACTCTGAGTTTAAAGTATTTCTAATTCTATCATTCATTAAAGCTGTAAATTCTTTAGTAGCTACGTTTAAGTTTTTACCTTGAACCACTGTGTTTAAAAACTGAGCCCATGATTGATGGACCCCTGTTAATTGTTCAACTAATTTTACAACATCATCAGATTTTATTTTTAATTTACCTGTCATCGCTTGATAGAAATTTTCTAAATCTGCATCACCAAATCCTTTAACAACTACTTTACCATTTTGAACTCCAAGCTTACCCTTTCTAATTAAATCTACAATTAGACTAGACATTTCAGTAGTCATACCACTGGCATTAGCTGCTCCTTGTGAATACTTGGATATCTGTTTAACTAATTCATCTAGGTTTCTAAGATAATCTGTAGACAATAAATTAGCTGAAGTTCTTTTACCTTCTAATCTTTGCATGGCTTGAAACTGTTTCTCTGGGAAAGGTCCTCTAGATCTAAAAGGTCTAGCAACAAATTTTTCTACAAACTTATCAAACTTTCCGGCATTTGCATTTCTCTTAACTGCTCCGTCTAAAATACTTTTACCAATTCTACCCCCACCAATAATTGCAGGAATAATAGGAAAACCCATTTCACCAGCAAATTTTAATTTGTTATAGAACATCCTCATTGCATCTTCCTTAGCTGTATCTTTCTGTTCTCTATCTAATCCTGTGGGTAAAAAATCTAATGCTTCTATGTCTCCAAAAGTTCCTATATTTAAATTATCATAGATCACCCCTCCAGTTACACCTCCTCCTACAAACATTCCCACAAACTTTTGTTTACCTGAAAGTTTATTCCATTTTTCAACTTCTTTAGCTAACTTGTAACCTTCTTTGTTACCGGCTGTTCTTAAATACTTTCCTTTTTTAATAGCCGTAGTTGCTTTGTTAATTCCTTCTTGAGCTTTAAGAGCTATTTTTTCAGCTCCTTTACCAACAGTTTTCCAACCTCCATAAAACTGTACCATCATTTCTGTAAGTCTACCTACGGCAGTAGCTCGTGCTCGCTCTTCAGCGTAACCTTCTAGTCCACCGATGTAAGTTTTATCAAACCAATTTTCAAACTGAGCAACTTTACCTTGATCCACTGGAATGTTTTCATCTCCAAATACATCCATGGTCCATGCTCCAATATTCATGAAACCTTTAGGAATTTTTATAGCACCTGAAACAAGTGCAGAACCAATTGATTCTGTTATTCCTACTTCACTTTCAAAAGGTATACCCTTTGATTGTGTTTTAATTTTACCACCAGTACCCTCTTCTTCATCATCAAAGACAAAAGGTTTTTCAATATCTTTAGTTTTAACTTCTTCTTGTTCTAGTGTTTTAGATTTTTTACCAATACCAAGTTTGCCAAATAAAGTTTTACTTTCCCAGTCTTGAAATTTTTCAAATCCTTCTGGATCTGTTTCTTCTTTTTCTTTTCTCCAGGCAGCCATGCCTTCTTTCTCAACAAAGTTTACTTCACGCAGAGCCTTATCAACTTCAGAAAAGTTTTTAGAAATGTCGCTTCGCTTTCTAATAGTAGTTTCATTTTCTTCAATCTGTTCCTCAAAAGTTAAAGTTTTTTTAATGGCTTCTTTAACTTTTTTATCTTCTTCTTGATTATCTTCTTCTATTATTTTTCGAGGGTCGATTCCGAACGGCATTTATCCTCCTAATCTGTTTTAATTTCTTCTGCGGACCATTCACTATAAGGAACAAAGAATTGTCCTTGTTTTACGTAAGCTATTTTAGTTATGAAATCTATGTAAACTCTACCATCTTTGTAGTCATCTTTATTAGGATCAAAATCTTTTACAACAAGTCTACTGTCTTTACCACTTCTTGCTACATCGTCATCTTCAATAAAGAATGTACTTGGATCATGTGGAGCACCTTCGTATGTACCTGCTTCAATGTCTCCAAAAAATGTATTTAAAGTTGCAGCATCAGGCATACCTAAACCAAATGTTTTTGCTATAGAATTTACTGCATTTGTTGTATCATCTTGTTCAGTTAATATCGCTTCTCTTGCAGCATCTGTAGGACTCTGTGATTTCCTAAACATAATTTGTTCCAGAGCTTTTTCTCGACTCATATTACCCCCGTCTTTAGACATATAAAAATCCATTTGTTTTTCAACTAGAATTTTGTCATCATCATCTAAATTGTTCCAAAATTTTAATGCAAGTTCTCTGTTACCTTGCGTGTTAGCCATGTTTGTTTTTTGCATTTGAAGTAAAGGTTCTTTCGCTGCGGTACCTAATGTCTGTAAAATAGGATTACCTCCTGGCGCTGCTAATATATTTGATCCAAGGTTCAGAAAAAAATCAGAACCTGCATTGTTATATGAAGGAAAGGCTTTATCAAATTGACTCTTATTGGTTGCAACTTTTTCCATATCATTTTTAATAACGTTTTGATTACCATCATCACCAGCGTAACCTTGTCTTCTTAGTCCAGACGTAATGCCTCCTTCAGCTTTACCGCCGCGTCTAAACATAGGTCTACTTAAAGTTTTATTAAACATAATTACCTTGGTTTAAAAGCTTGATAAGCTCCTAGTCCTAGTGAAGCGATACCCATAGCTTGCTGTAGTGGAGATTGATTAGGTGTAACTTGTGATTGATACTGACCCATTGCACCTCCCATAACATTACCCATACCCGCACCCATGTAACCTAATCTTTCGTAAGGTTCGTAGGCTGCCATTCTATTAGCTTCTCTTTGTTGATCAAGAATATTTTGTGCTTGTAGTTGTTGAGTTTGACCTGCTGATTGTAATGTTCCAATATCTGCTCCGTATAATCCTGGAACTAGTTGAGCCATTCTTTGTTGATCAGCTCCTAACTGTTGTTGTTGACCGAACGCTGTGTTAGCTGCTTGTTGTGCTTGGCCAAATCCTTGTTGTAACATTCCAGCTTGTAGTAATGCTCTGTTCATGTCAGATTTGTTTTGATATTCTGATCTCATAACCCCTTCACGTCCACCACCTAAATTTCCAGACATCGCTGCTTGTTGACCTATACCTGTAATTCCTTTTGCAGCTTGTGTATCATACTCACTCATTGTTGCATCGATAACATCTTGTTGATAAGGGGACATGAAACTTGAATAACCTTGAGGCCCTGAAAGACCTGCGGCTGCTGTTCCATAAGCTCCCGCTTGTGATAGATAAGGTGCGTAAGCTCCGATACCTTGACCTTGTGTAGTTGCTAAATTATAAGCGTCTGTTTGTGCTTGGTCTTGACCTGCAACCATAGGTTGAAACTTGGTCGTGTCCATTGGTTGTGAAGTTAAACCCGTTAACTGTGTTGCGTAATCTTTACCTAGATCTTCTACAAACTGTGGGGGTAAACTTCTAGTTTCTGTTATTGCCATTATATTACTTCTCCTAATCGCTCTGATGTTTCAAACATTTGTTGGGCTCCAATATTTCCTTGTGATTCCTCTGATATTGTACCACCTTTTTCTAAATTTTTCATCATATTTTCCATGATCTCTGCACCTTTATCTATGTCTCCTTGACCTGCGCCTCTTACAGCGTCAGCTGTGAATACAAATTCATTAACACTTAGTCTTGCTGGTACATCGTCCTTCTTTTCATATTCTCCAATAGGTACAAATCCACCTTCAGCTCTGTAATCTTTTTCCATACCACCAAGGTCCATTAATCCACCTTCTGCTTTACCTATTCTGCCACCATCTTTAACTCCATAAGTTCTATAAGGTGAGTAAGTTCCTAGTCTTTCATCAGGTCCTAAAAAAGCATAGGCATCATTAATTTGTTTTATTCTAATAGGATCTCCATCAGCATTATCTAAAGCATTATTTAGTGATGCTCTCATCTCAGCTGGTTTTGCGGGTAGTCCTGTTATAGGATCTATTAATGATCCACCTCTATCACTAAAACTTGTTTCGTTTGGTTTAGCTGCTGGCATTAAAAAAGGTAGTGCTGCTGAAGCTAACCCTAGTTTACCTAGACTAAGTTTACCACCTGAAAATAAAAGAGGGTTTGCTGAACTCATAAAATTACCACCCATTGCTTTTAAACCACCCATCCAACCACCACCACCAGCGGATCCTTGAGCAAACATACCAGAACCACCGCCACCATAATAAAATGCTGCGCCGGCTATTGCCATCTTACCAACATCACTTTTTAAAACTTTACCTGCTGCATCAGCCACGCCACCAACTACACCTTTAATAGCTTTACCTATACCTCCTAAAAAATATCCTTGTCTCTTATCAACTCTATCCATGATCCCACCGAAAGCTCTTCGTGCTCTTAGTTCCATGATCCCACCTTCAGCTTTTCCGGCTCTTCCACCTTGGTTAAAATCATATGAAGCTCTTGTTACATCTGCTGAGTCTCCGCCAAGACCAAAAGCATCTTCGTCATAAGTAAATTGATTATACGGTTCAACATCTTCTGATCCCATGTCTGCACCACCCCCCATCATTGCGTATTGTGGTAAAATATTAGGGTTGCCACCACTTTCAAAAGTAGGAATTTTTTTTCTGTTCATATATTCATCAAATTCGTTTTGAGTAATATCTTTTCTAGTGCTCATGTCTATATCTTGTTTTAAATAACCTAATTGTTTTGCTTGATTGGCTGTTGTACCATAGGTTGTTTTCCCTGTAACAGGATCTACAGTAGGTGTATATTGTGTTTGACCACCTATTTCTCTTATCGAATCTATATCAAACATATCTGTTTCTGGATTAACTTTTGTTTGTCCACTTATTAATTTTCCAAAACCATAAATCGGATTCATTGCCATAAATGCAAGTTGACTTTTACTTAGTTCATCTTTTGGAAGTTGATTTAATTCTTGTAAAGTTTTATATTTATTTCTTCGAGCAGCTTTGTTCATGCTTTTTATTTTTTGTTTACTAAAAAAATCTGCATAAGGATTTTTCTTAGTACCTACATCATATTTAGATTTTTCTAATTCTCTTTTTGCAATATCTTTTGCAATTGCATCTGCTTTTTCTTTTGCATTTGTTGCAGCTAATTGAGAAGCGGTTACTCTATTTTGACCTGGTCCTTCTCCTCTTACATTAGGATCATTAGATCTAGACACATCTCCTGAATTGAAATCCGATTGACTACTAAAACCATAGTTATCATATTCAGGATACGCAGGTATGCCTTCAGGTGTCATAGTCTCTTGACCCCCTAAAGCTTTTAATTTTTCAACTTCGTTTGGTGTTATGTAAGTCAACAGGTGTGGTTGACCTTTAATTATTTTGGTATCTTTTATACCGGCCATGACTATCTACCTCTGTTGTATAGACCCATCAGACCACCGTTGGCTCTCATCTGAACTTGTTCTCTCATATCAACATCAGCGATACCACCGCCTGGCATTGACTCAGCCATGTTAACATTTTCTTGCATCATTTCTGGAGCTTGAGAATTAATTCCTGATTCATCTGCTTGCATCTGTTGGATAATTTGTTTCCATATACCGCTTGCAAAGAAAGCATCAAAACTTCCGAATTGAGATTTTTGCTCGGGTTCCATTTGCTCCCATATTTTAGCAGCAACTTGTTTACCTTGTTCGTCTTGGGGTTGGCCTCTTCCAATATCACCTTGATTGTACTTGATATCGGGTGCGCCTGCTTCTATTGATTGTGACATTTGTTCTTCAAACATAATTTTTCTCCTGAGTTTATTACTTTACTTTGTTTTAGACAACAAATCAAGTGCTGGCATAATAACCTTTACATCTTGAGCCATGTCTTCTTGCTTGAAACCCTTAGCTTCCCAGTCTTTTCTCTCCTTAAAAAGCTCTCCTGTTTCCTTGTGTCTGTAAGTCGTCTCTACTTTTGCGTTTAGTATTTCCATTATGTTGTTACCTCTTTCTTAATGTTTAGATAGCTAATAGCTACATCAAACGAGTCTGTTGTGCTTGCTTGTACTGTAAAGGTTTTACCACCTTCTACTATTAGCGGTTGGGTTAATAATTCTGTTGTAACATTTGCTGTTAGACCTATTGTTTTAATAGCTGTAATACTATTGTTTGTAACAGTCGTTGTTGGTGTACCTGCTGATGTAACTAAAATAGATTTAATAACATACGTTTCACTTACTAAAGGAAACCCTGAACCAAAAGGTGTAAGTGCACTACCTGTTGTACTGTTATCTATTCCTACAAATTTATATTGATTGACTACTGCCATTAATCTAAAAAGAAGCTTCTAGCTTCTATCTCCTGTTTTAATTCTTCTTGAAACGTTGTGTTTAATTTCTCTAACACAGCATCTAAATCTCTAACCAAAGATTGTGCAGTGTCCGCTTCGTATTCTTCACTTGCTCTAGTTAAGGATTGTACAATTTTTGCCACTATCGTCTTCCTCCAGATTGTATATCTAATCTAAAAGTCCCTAACTTCCAACTACTATCTACCGCAGTGTTAGAAATAGTTAAAGCAATTGCTCTAGCTCTAGCTCGTGTATCTACTTTACTTGTAGAAGTTGTCACTGTAAACGGACCTAATGAGGAGCTTGCTGCAGAGTTATTTGGATAGTCTCTTAAATCTAGTTGTACAATAGCATTCCCTGTTTGAGAAACAAAGTCAGGAATAATTCTACTTACCCTCATAATACTTTCTCCATCTCCTCTAAGGTCAGCCATATTAGTTGCTGCTCCTTTAACTACTTTTTGTGTAATATCATAATCTCCTGAAGTAATATTTGCTGGAATAGCAGTTGCTATAGTACCCGCTAGTTGTTGATTGACTCCAGTTTCATGTTCAAAATAAATTGTAACTCCATCCGTATTACCTACGACATCAAAAGACGCATCGTCTCCTGCATCATATTTACTTGCATGAGGTAAACCAAATACAGCTGAGTCTGCCCAAGTACTTCTTTGATAAAGTGTACTAGCATTAGTAAACCAGATAGGTCTTTTTGCTGTTGAGTCTAGATAACTGTATGTAACAGATCTATTATTTGTATTGGAAGTAGACGTTGGGTAGAACCAAGTGATCTCACCAAACAAGTTATTAATACCACAATATACTAATTCATTAGAAGTTGTATTAAGATCATCATAAACATAATCTTCGACCAAACAATCCATCGATTCTAATCGACCCGTATATCTAAAGAAACCATTATCAGACATCCAGTAAGCCGCACCATCAACTTCAACGGCTGCATTCTTACCTAGTAATCCACAGTTCGTTCCAACTTGTTCGTAAGCAAATGTAAATGGAGTTCCAACAAATCTCATAGTAAATAAAGAAGTATCACTCCAAACATAGATTGCATTTCTACCAAGTTTAGCACCCACGATCCGTGATCCGGCGGCCAATCTCTGTGTACCAGCACTATTGATTGCTGTTGGAGTGTAGTCATTAATATTTTCTTGAGAAGAGAATCTTATAAACATACCATCTTGGGTTGTAGGATCCCCAATCGTAGTCTCTGTTCCAAAAAATACTAAGTGTCTATCCGGTGTTGATACTAACATATCTCTCGATGCTGTCGGTGCACCTGCAATAATTGTTGCTCTATTATCTGTTGCATTAACTGCGTTTGAATCCCATTCGAAACATTCCCCATTAACAATTAAAGCAATTAAAGTTTGGCCTAAATTGTCCAAGGACCATTGACCGGGGTCTGATACAGAATCGGTGTTAGCGGCCGGTGATCCCCATCCTGTGTAAGATGAAGTATTAGTAACTGTAGCGCCGGTGCTATGTGCTGCTCTTGTTGATCCTCTTACCGCTCTAGTAATTCCAGTTATAGTACTTGCTGTAACTCCTGTGTAAGATATTTCTTCAGTACCCACTTGAATATAATTTGTACCTGTACTTGGAAGGCCGGTAACACTCGCTAATGTAATAGTTGTTCCACTTCCTCCTGTTCCAAAAGCGTTATCACTTAAACTACCATTTAATGTAGTTGTTAATGCTCCTAAAATATTTCCACCAAATAAAGATATACCCCAACCAAAATCTCCTAATTGTTCTGCTGGTCCCACTGGGTAATACCACTGGACTTTAAATGTTCCTGTTGTACTCGCTGTAGAATTACTTGGCATTGTGATTGTAACTTGAGTTGTACTATCAACTGAAGCAATCATAAATTTTTTATCATCAAAATCTGTTGCTGAAAATCCTGTACCTGCTCCACCAGTAAAATCAGTCATCAATAAAATATCACCTTGTGACATTCCTGCTGTAGTATAAGATCCTCCTGGGAAAGTAATAGTTACTGCAGCACTACCGCTGGTAAAATTACAAGTAAAGGCGCCTGACAAAACTCCGAAGTCTGTTTTAATAGGATGTATATCGTAGTACACTCCCCCTGAATAAATATATAAAATTCTATTAGTTCCGATAGCTGCGTACTTAATAGATGCTTTACTAACAAAATGATGTAAGCCTCTAGTAACTCCCGTTAGTTTA